CATGTACTCTTTTTTTATACCTCGCGACTACGCTTTTGATCTAATAACAGGATGGAATCGTACCACAAGCGTTTATAAGGGACCTGGAATCTTTAGCGCTGTCTTTGGACGTCTATACTGGCAGAAACGCCATGTACCTCGTCCTGAGGCAGAGATAGCCGCTCTTACTTACTTAACCTCCAATGAAGAACTCGATGAAGATGATCATCCCACCATCGAGGATGAATTGGAAGTTAAAGGACCTGAGCAGAGTGGCGAGGGGAAGAAGGTTCGTCGGATCCGTAAGGGTCGCCATGCTAAATATGCCGTCAAATTGATACTCTTGATCCGAGAGAAGTTTATTTGGCGGCTAACACCACGTACTGCTGCGAATATGGCGTGTGTCCATACATATGCTGTAAAATTGATGGTGGAGCACGGATTACGTGACCACGATAGACATCGAATATTGGATTTTGAACACATCGTGTCAAGGTTTTTTGTTGGATTTAGATCTGATATTGCCTTACGGGAGCTAGAGAACACTTATACTAATAGTGTCATAGCGGAACTTTATACCGATCGGTATGTTCATCATCCATTATTAAGGGTCTTTGGCCGGCCTCCAAGGCAGGTCTTAGACCCTGCCCCACAATAGGGGTGCCTTGCTACCATGCTTTCAGGGGATTGTACAGTCGTCATACCTGTGGTTAAACAGTGGACGATTGGAGAATCCGTTTGTGATCTGAAAGTATGGAAGTCGGGTGCTCCTTCTAAGGTGCGGAAGTTCCTTGGTCTACCAGGTTTTGGCACTGGTTTCACCGTACGCACCTTTTCAAGCAACGTTCAGAATATGGTTGCTGCCATTTCAGGCCGTGTGCTACAACGGAAACTGAATGGTCAGTATGTTGCGTTAAGCCAATTTGTTCCTGTTGAGGGAACTGTTTATCGTCAATTAGAAGGATTTGCAACTGAGCTCTTAAAGAATTCCGGTGATTCCGCCCCTTTACCCTTTGATTTATTCATTGCGCAGTATTGTGGCCTGAAGAAACGGAACTATGAGAGAGCAAGAGAGGAATACATCAGAAGGGGCTTTCGCCCCTCTGATGCGCATATTAAAATTTTTCTAAAATACGAGAAAACAATTCATGAGTTCAAACCTCAACAGATCCCCCGAGTAATTTCTCCAGCGGGGGCAGTGTATTTGATGCTTACAGGTTGTTATATAAAATCTGTAGAGAAGAAGATTTACTCACGGTTGAATCAAATGCTAGGCTACACCTGTGTAGCCAAGGGCATCAACTATGATGAGTTAGCACAAATCACTTTGGATAATTGGAATGAAATTCCTGATTGTGTTTGTTTTGATCTCGACGTTGAGAAACTCGATGCTAGTATTTGTAAGGAAGCCCTACAATGGACTATTGATATAATAGTTGCTCAGTTTGCAGGGCTAGAAGCGAAGGAAATTCGCGAATTACTTCATTATCAATTAATTAGCAATGTGACAGGGCGTACCTCGGATGGCGGAGTAAAATACCGTGTTGAAGGTACACTCACATCTGGTCAAATGAATACATCTTTAACTGGAATCCTCTTAGTAATAGGTGCTTTATACGAACCTTGTTTGAGATACAATTGCAGATTCACCAATTGTGGAGACGACGTTCGTATATTTGTGCCTCGATCGGTAGCCTATAAATTTAAATCCTTGATAAAGTCTCGATTTGTTGCATTGGGCCTCATTGTTAAAATGAGCGACCCAATTGCAGACGTGCGCTGCACAGAATTCTGTCAGACCCAGGTGATTAGAGTTCAAGGGAAGTGGACTTCGGTCCGCCAACCTTGGGCTGCATTAACCAAAGACTCATTCTGTATTGATAGTTTAACAGCGCCCCATAAAATTGGAGCATGGATGGCGGCCGTGGGGAGAGGAGGGCTTGCAACGCATTCTGGTGTGCCTATGATGCAGGCCTTTTATAAAATGATGGTTAAACATGGAGTTAATTTGCAGGTTACCAAATTAACAGGACGTCAGCGTAGACGTATTAGAGAGTATTTGAATAGTTTGTCCCGTGAATCTGAGTATTGGGGGGAACCCCTTGCACCACGAACAGATGTGATAACTGATGAGGCGAGAGTTGACTTCTTCGTTGCCTTCGGTGTTACACCTGCTACTCAGATTATTGTAGAGAAACATTATGAAGGGTTATTGTTCGACCCTAAATTTTGTGATAACTATATGCACTCTATGATTCATACGCTAATGTGAACATTACCGGTCTTAACTCGACCTTAAATTGTTACGTGGTCGTCAACCAGGCCGATTTGGCCATTGGGTCCTATGGTTAAAGCCCAAAACGTTTTGGAGGTTGATCTAACCTCCTTGTAAATACTTACGTGCTAAACAGAATGCCGAGAGACTGCACGGCGCTGCGTCCCAGTTCCATAGGATGAACAGTCCCGTTTTTCGTTTGCGGGATCCAATACAAAACGATTATACTATGGTCAAAAAGATTAATAAAAATAAAAAGACGATTAAAGGAGAAGGTGCTTATAGCATGGCATCATTATCGAGAGAAGTGCAGAGAGCCGCAGAACAAGCTGTTCCAAACCCGAAGCGTAAAGGCACGTGGCAAAATGCCGCGGCCCGCACAGCAGGTGGTTGGCTTGGTTCTACTTTCGGTCCGGTTGGTGCTGCTCTCGGTAATTCTGCTGGTGGCGCACTCTCACGGTTTTTAGGTTATGGAACCTATTCCGTGAAGAGAAATACTTTACTTACTAGTACTGCAAGCCCTGGAATGCATTCTAATAATGTTAGTGTTTTGATTCGCCATCGTGAGTATATTTCAGATGTGATTACGTCTGCTACTGCAGGGAATTTTTCGGTTAACTCTTTTAACCTTAATCCCGGGTTAGCAACGACTTTCCCTTGGTTAGGGCCCCTTGCCCAAAATTACCAAGAATACAGAATTAAGGGTATGGTGATTGAGTACAAACCCAAGAGTGGAAATGCGGTCGGATCTAACAATACAGCTCTTGGGACCGTCATCATAGCAACACAGTATAATCCGAAGGCTGCTGCGTTCACTAGCAAGTTTGCTATGGACAATGAAGCGTTTGTTACTGATTGTTTACCTTATGAATGTATGTATCACCCTATTGAATGTGATCCAAAACAAAACCCATTTAATGTTCAGTTGGTTCGAGGAGGCGCCTTAGCCTCCACCGACGATATTAAGGAATATGATTGGGGTATTGTAAGTGTAGCAACTCAAGGCTCTCAGGGCACGAGTGTGAATTTTGGGGAATTGTATATTATTTACGAGATAGAACTATTGAAACCTGCTTTGTTAGGTTCTTTAGGTTCCTACTATCCTGTAGCCCATTACATTTCTACGACCTACACTAATGCATTACCATTCAAAGCTGCTACAGCTAAGTTAGATACTATAGGACTAACTGTAACAGGAACTGTTATAACACTCCCTGCTAATGCTTTACCTGGTAGTTACCTGGTAAATTTGATATGGTATGGATCTGCCGTTACTAATGTTAACCCGGCGTTAACGCCAACTAATGGATTAGCCGCCTATCAAATGTATCTTAATGATACTTCGACTGCACCAATATCTACTCCTTCCGTTTCGGGTACTAATATTGTTATGTTGAATCAGACTTTTCAGTATATTCCCTTACCTAATGTGGTAGGAACCTTGACAATTGGAGCAACTGGTACTCTGCCTTCTTCAGGTATTTCATGTGATATCTTCGTGTATTATGTGAATAGTAGTCTGACTTTATAATAATTTTATGGCGAACAGCAGCTCTGGCTGAAGCGATTTAATGAATCGTATGCCTCTTTAATTCGCGCCGCTATCTGGTGGTAAAA